AGAGCCTTTAATTATGATTGGGGTTTTAACTAATCCTATATCTAATGGAGAAATAGGGAGAGCTACAACATTCGGTAAAGTACGTAATATTGATACAACAGGTTCTAGTGTTGGTGAAACATGGAGTATAGGCAGTTTATTATTCGTTCATCCGACACAAGCAGGTAAGCTCACTCAAGTTAGACCAACGGCTCCTAATGTTGTTATATCTGTCGCTGCTGTACTTCATGTTGGTGTCAATGATGGCATTTTACTTGTTCGCCCAACAATCTGGCCGCGGCTGTACTATGGTACATTTTTAAACACAACGGACGAATTTGCTACTGCCCCAAATACACCATATACGATACCGTTCAATACAACAAGCATTGCTAGTGGACATTCTTTAGGAACACCTGCCTCCAGAGTTATTGCGGCTAATGCTGGGCTGTATAATTATCAATTTACTGCTCAACTGTCATCGACAAACGCTGCAACAAAACAAATTTGGTTTTGGGCAAGAAAAAATGGTGTTGATATCCCATATAGTACAAAGGTTGTTACTATTTCGGGTGCCGGCACCAACTTAGTTACAGGTTGGAATTTTGAAATAAGTATGGCAATAGGAAATTATTTTGAATTAATGTGGGCAACAGATGATATTGCTGTTAAAATTACTGCACCACCGGCAACTGCATTTTCACCAACTATACCAGCTATATTTTTGACAGTTAGTCAGTTGGCGTTGTAAAAAAATGAAAACATTTAAACAATATATTGCAGAGCTAGCCGTACGATCAGCAGGCGGTGGACTCATTCCAATTAAAAAAGTAGTTTCCCGCAATGTTGCTGGTAAATTACAAAAGACCTATCCAGGCAAGAGCGCAAGCTCTGGTGGTGGAGGCGGTGGCGGATCAGGAGACGGCGGCGAATAAAAGATTATAAATAGACCACGAGTTAAACGGCTACGGTAAACCTCTGAGGTAAAAATGACAGACAAATTCAAAGATCAAGATTCGATGCTGCCCGCTGCAACATTGGACAAAAAGAAAATTAGCGCTAAACCTGCAAAAAGTACACAGGTTATTATCAACCCGCCAGAAAAGGTAGACCCACAACGTGGCTACCAAGAGCGTTTCAAACACGCGTTAGAGAAATATTCTGTTATCCTTGAAAAGAAAACAGAGCTCGTTCTTCAATCAAAAGCGACACGTTCCAACTTTCCTCATGAAGTTATTGAACAAGTGTACAAACGTGGCTTTAAAGCACTTCCACTAAACACAGAACTGACACGTGAGCAATATGCTATGAATCGTGTCAACTCGTTCATTGCTGGTGGTGCAGCAATGGTTGAAGATTGTGACCTACTCCCTATTGTTGAACGTGTACGTACCACTATGGGTATGAAGGGAACAGGCGGTGCTGCTCGTCCTCATATTAAACGTGAAAAAAGTGTCTATAATGGTAGAACAATGTTTCATGTAGTGGATGCAAAAGGTCATGTTAAGCACTCTACGAATGATGAATTTGAAGCAAAGAAGCATTTAGCTACAAAATACAACTCATACATGGAAAGCACGCTAAGCCCAATGAAACGTTTTGAGGGTACAAAGAGCCTTGTTAAGACATATAAAGACGACACACCTGGTGAAGTTAAAGAAGAAATAGAAAATAATCATTGGTACGATGCTGGAGTAAAGGATGCTACTCGTGGCGCTAGACCTAATCCACGCACATATTTGCCAACACTTAAAGACAAGCAAGCTAAACACCCAGAAGAAATACATTTTTATATGAATGGGTACAAAAGTGTGAAGCAAGGTGTGGCGGAAGAAGCTAAAAAAGGCCTATACTATTACGTGAACAGACGTAAAAAGCTTGGTATAAGTCGCGATAAAGACGATCCAAAAGCACCTGAACCACAAGATTGGAAAAACGCAGCAAAGACTGCAAAAGAAGAAGTAAGTTTATCCGAACTTTCCAATGCTGTTCTTGCTCGCTACAAAGCAAAAGCTGGTGAGCAAGCATCTGCTGCTGATAAAACTGGTGACTTTAAGAAAGGCAACAAACGCTTTTCAGGCATTATTAAAGCAACAAACAAACAATTTGATAACGACATAAAAGGTGCAAAGTAATGTTATCGTTTAAAGCATTTTTAAAAGAAACGCCAGCATGGACAAGAAAAGCTGGTAAGAATCCTGAAGGTGGTTTAAACCGGAAAGGCATTGCTTCATATCGTGCAGCTAATCCTGGATCAAAGCTATCAATGGCTGTTACAACAAAGCCATCAAAGTTAGATCCAGACAGTAAAGCCGCTAAACGTCGTAAGTCGTTTTGTGCTCGTATGAGTGGCATGGAAGGCCCAATGAAAAAACCAAATGGCGAACCAACAAGAAAAGCACTATCATTAAGAAAATGGAATTGCTAAAATGGACGAATTGATTCATGCTATGAAGGTTGTGCTTGCCGATACGGTGACGTTCGGTATGAAAGCACACCAATATCACTGGAATGTAGAAGGATCTGACTTCTACGAGTACCACAAATTCTTCGAACTAATATACGAAGAAGCAGAAGGTGCGGTAGATAGTATTGGTGAGCAGATTCGCCAACTTGATGCATATGCACCGCTAAGTCCTAACCGTATTGGTGAATTGACTAACCTACAAGACACAGCCTCAACGACAAATGCAAAAACAATGGTTCGTAATTTGTATAATGATAGCAATGTTATTCTACAAACTTTAATGACTGCATATAGATTAGCTGAGCAATTTAATGAAATTGGTCTATCCAATTTCCTACAAGACCGCACAATGGCACACAAGCAACATCTGTATATGCTACGTGCTACACTAAAAGGTGAAGAGCAATGAGCTACAAATCATTAGAGAGCATTATTCGCTCACGCCCAATTATTGAAAAGAAATATAAGAGCTTTGGGTCAGCAGTACGTGCAATATACGAACGAAAGCTAGAGACGGACATTAATGATCAAATAGTTGTTGGTCAATACCGCACATCCAACTTTGAGATGTGTCCAAGTGCTCAAAAGCTGTATAGCAATCTTCCTGTTGATGTTGATCGTGGCGCCGCTGAAAAAACGGCTATCTTGCTTGATCAGTTATTTGCGCTAGAAAAGAGTGTTATTGCAACTAAGAAAGCAACAGCAGAGGATATTGATCAAGCACAGGTTTATGCTGATAAAGTAATGTCAATGGCTGCAAAGATGAAGATGGAAAAGGAACATGACTTTGTTCAAAAACACGTAACAGCCATTGAGAAATTTCACAAGGTTGAGGATGGCAATCCAAAGACAGATATTACTCCTGAGGATCTCAAAAATCGCTTTACACGTCCATCATTAGCACAGACGCCAGAACCAAAAGATATGGATATTGACAATCAAAAGTTTAGAATATCCCGCAATTTAAAAATGCAACGTAAATTAAAAATTATAGATAACGACTAAGGAGAATATAAATGATTAAGGACCTATCCGCAAAACTTGTAGCAGCTGTTACAGAGATTAACCAAAAGTCTCGTCAGTCATTTGCTGCAGAGCAACAAGAGATTGCAACAAAGAAAGCTGCTTCTGCAAAAATGCACACGTTTATGCCAAAGCAACCAGCACCAAAAGCTGATCCTGCTGCTGTATCGACATCAAAAAAGATGGCAGAAGCTGTTGAGGGCTCAGTACCAAAGACACCAAGAGAAAAAGAACTTGCTGCAAAGCATGGTCACCCAAAGCGTATTACGTTTGGTGACGTTCTAAAGGCACGTGGCGTTAAGATGAAAGAGGAAGTTGAAGAATTGGATGCTGGTGGTGTTCAGAAAGAAGAGCTGATAGGCAATCAGCACAAACTTGATAAGAATAAAAATAATAAAATTGACAAGCACGATTTTGAACTTCTTCGTAAAGAACGTGGCGTGAAGGTTGAAGGCTTTATGGATACCATGAAAAAGATTGGTAATAAAGTACTTGATGCTGTTGCACCTAGCGATGACAAATTATTGGATAACCTTCACAAATCTGTCCATGGAAAAAATGCACCTAATGTACCAAAGCCAAAGCCAAAACTAAAACTGGCACATGATTACGTTAAAGAAGAAAAAGATGAAGGTGAAACTGCAGCACAAGAAAAAGCGGAAAAGAAAAAAGAAGTTCCTGAGTGGAAGAAAATGTTGAATGATCCTTATAGAAAAGAAAAGTCAGCATTTAATTCAAAACAAACATCTACTGGTACAGTGTATAGCCGTAAGTACGAAGAAGTTGTAGTAGAAAGCAAACCTGATGAATTAAGTACACGTCCTGGTATGTTTCGTTCTAAAGCTGATATGGATAATCGTATGACCAAGGAAGGCCAACCAACTAGCGGAGAAAAGCGCATTCAAAAATACTTAAAACATACTATGCAGCGCACACGAAAACAAGGTGGATTGAGTGGTCCTAAAGGTAATCTACCTGAAGAAGTTGAATCTGTTGCTGTAAAGCACGATCAATATGGTGCAGGTAAGACACTTCCACAATTTGCTGAAGATCTTTCTTGGGTCGATGTTATGTTTGATGAAGGTATCAAACGTGTTAATGTTGAAGACTTAGAGCTTGTAGAAGAAAAAGCAGTACATCCTGATGCAATCCACGTATCCAATGTTGGTGGTGGTAAGTATAAGGTACATGCAGTAGGTAAGAATTTTTCCCATGGTATCAAGGTAGGTGAGCATCTAACAGATACACATCTTGATGACTTCTCTGAAATGGGTGGAAAAATTAAAACAGTGAAGCCACCAAAGAAAGACTAAAATGCCAGTAATTTTTACTAAGCCTGATGTTAAGCTGCAACGTGAGCGTATGGAAACTGAAGCTGTAATGGCAGCTAGAGATGCTCTTGCTAAAGAAAATGAGGTTTTACGTAAACAATTAATCGAAACAAAACGACTACAACGAGGCGATGGTACACAGCTGATTGTTAACGGACAAGTTCGTAAGATTGGAAAAAAGTCTCATTATCTTTTGGATATGTTAACTTTACCAGAATGATAAATAAATAGAACAAACATCTCAAGGAGAACAAAAAATGGCACTATGGGGAAAGAAAGATCAAGCAGCTCTTACAGGAACTGCTATTTTAACAAACGGAAGCGCAACTGTTACAGCTAACAGCTCAACAACATTTAACACCGAAATTCGCGTTGGTGATAATATTTTCTTATCTACAGCAAATACAGCAGCTGGTGCAAACACTCGTTATCGAGTAACAGCTATTGCAAATGGTACATCGTTGACTGTTAATCGCACATACAACGCTACAACAAATGCGGCTGCAACAATTTACATTCAAACTGCACCAAAAAGCACTACAGGTACACACGTTGGCATGCGTCCAATTGATGTTGTTGGTGTAGACGTTACAGAAGCACGTCTTGCTGCAAACCGCGCAAACGGTATTAAAACGCCAGGTTGGGTACGCATTAACAATTCTGGTACACGTAAGCGTGTTGAAACACTTGTTGCCATGCGTAGTATGTCGCAAGCTGTTGCTGGCGATGCAAATGACGACGACACAGTAGCTGACAGTTAATATTAAATGGCTGATCGCGCAAAAAAAATATCCGAGTTAACGGCTGCCGACAGCGCCGCTAACACGGATTACTTGCTTATTGTCACCAATACGGCAGGTACTCCTGTTACAAAAAGAATAAATTATTCAAACGTTATTTCAGGAGCTATTCTTACTGGTGTTAATCGTCCGGCTGGTGAAGTATTATATGGAACAGGTGCAGGTTTTACATCAAGCAACACTGTTATAATTAATAGTAACGGTGTTACTATTTCAACCAATTCGCAATTTGCCCGAATAAAACTAACTGCTGGTGTAACATCTAACGTTGTTCCCGATACACCTAACAACTATAACTTGGGTAACACCTCACATCCTTGGGGTGCTTTGTTTACTTACACAATCAGAACAGCAAATTTAAACTATCAAGATACAGACGTTATTATTCAGGTTGGTGGTAATACAGCAAGTTATTTGCAATCGATAATGCAAAACACTTCCAATGCTGCTAATGCATCAACAAACTATAATGTTTCTGCTGACACAGCTAACGCAACATCAAATTATGGTGAATTTGGTATTAATTCATCTACATTCTCAGGTGCCGGAAGATTTGATGATCCTACAGCTGTTTATCTTGGTGCAGCAACATCCAATCTTGCCGTTGGAACATATGGTAATTATCCTGTAAACATTGTTGTTAATTCAAATATCAACTGGACATTCGGTACCGATAGCTCGTTAACATTGCCTAACGGCCCAGTTGTCTTTACGGGTAACGCTACGACACGTGTCGGTGTGAATACACAAATAGGCTCCACAGGTTCGAACGGCTCTATCTATTTAAGTACAGCGGGCAAAATATATTTAAAAATTTCTAACACAGGTGTGGCTAATGATGACTGGCAAAGGGTGACAACAACAGCTGTTGATTAATAATAACTATAATTATGGATAAACTTGACGAAACGAATTTTCTACTCTATGCAGCTAAACATTATGATAACCCACATTGTTATGATACGTTAGAATTTTATGACGATCTTAACAGATTCAAATATATTAAGCGTTTGTTTAATAGATATGAAGAAACAGGTGAAATGAAGGAAAGACTGATTATTAATCATTTAACTATTCTTTACAATATATTTGGAGCAGAACCTGCTACACGTATGTTGTTTTTAAAGTTAAAAGATCAATATCACTTTCTAAAACCCTTTTTAGTGCTTATGGGCTACATGCCAGAAGTTGTGCAAAACATAGGAATTGAGGGTAGAAACATTATTAGCTCCGATATTCATATGGATGAAAAGATTGTTGATACATTGAGACAGATATGAAACCAACAGAACCGAAAAAGCCAAGAGATTACTACGCAAAGGCTGTTACTCGTAAGAGTGGAGCGGGTGCTCACGAAACTAAGAAGCACAACCGCAAAGAAAAGCATCCAATGAAGTCTTTCAAACAATTCCATGAAGAAGGTCCTGTTGCTGGCAATGCTGTTAGCTCAGGTAACGTACAAGGCATCGGATTTGGACCAAAGGGCGAACCAGGTGGTACAAAATCAATAATGAATAAAACAATGATAAAGAGGAAATTTCCCAATGTGGCTACTAAATTTTCTGCCTAATTGGTTTTTTTATAGTATAGCTTTTACAGGTGCTGGTGGATTATTACTAACCAGATTTGTACCACAAATGTATCGCGCCACCGCACAGTTAGTGCTTGGCGTTTTTTTGCTTTACGGGATGTATATGGTTGGTGGTGTTGTCAATGAAGAAGCATGGCAAACCCGCGTATCAGAGATGGAACAGAAAGTTGCTGAAGCAGAAGTTAAATCCTCTGAAGAAAACGTTAAAATTGTGACAAAAATTAAGTATAAGAAAGAAATCATACATGAAAAGGGTGAGGAAATTATCAGGTATATTGATAGAGAAATCGTCAAGTACGATGTGAAATTTGCGCCTGGTGGTGTATGTGAAATACCTAAAGATTTTATTGATACACTCAACAAGGCTGCAGAATGAAAAAGTATTTAATATTATTAGTTTTGTTTATAAGTGGTTGTTCCACAACAGTTCCTGTTACAGTAAAGTTTCCTACTTTGCCTGAAGAACTAAATGTAATATGCCCGCCGCTTAAAAGGATACCAGAAGCAGCAAAACTAAGCGACATAGCAAAAACAATATCTGACAATTATGAGTTATACCGTCATTGTTCAGCAAATAATGATGCATTGCTTGAGTGGATTACAACACAGAAAAAAATTTTTGAGGAAGTACAATGATTACATTACAACAATTAAAACAATTACTACCTGGTAACCCCCATGTCGAACACTGGCACAGTGTGTTGGAGCAACTGTTTCCCGATTATGACATTAACACACCTCGTAGAATGGCTGCGTTTATTGCCCAGTGTGCACATGAATCAGGTAATTTTAAAGTATTAAAAGAAAATTTAAATTACAGAGCTGCGACGTTAAGAAAGATATTTCCTAAGTACTTCCCTGATGACGCTATTGCTGCAGCATATGCAGGTAAACAAGAAATGATTGCTAACAAAGTGTATGCAAACAGAATGGGTAATGGAGATAGTGAATCGGGTGATGGTTATCGATACTGTGGTAGAGGACTCATTCAACTAACAGGTAAAAGTAACTATCAAGCATTTGCTGACAGTTTAGAGATGGCTGTTGAGGATGTACCTGCTTACCTTGCCACCTTTGAAGGTGCCGCACAATCAGCTTGTTGGTTCTGGGAATCAAACAACCTCAATAGATGGGCTGATGAGGGTGACATTGTTACTCTAACAAAGAAGATTAATGGTGGTACTATTGGTCTTGAAGATCGTCTAAAACATTACGAGCATGCATTGCATGTTTTGGGAGAATAAAATGACACAAGAAGTAAAAGAAAAAGAAGATTGGATGCAGAAAAAATGGCGTCCAGCAATGGGTTGGATGTATATGATTATATGTACGCTTGATATGGGTGTATTCCCTGTAGCATGGAGTATTCTTCAAACTGTTACCGGACAACCAATCACTCAATGGCAACCATTAACACTGCAAGGTGCTGGTTTATTCCATTTAGCGATGGGCGCTGTCCTTGGTATTGCCGCTTTTGGTCGTACACAAGAAAAGATTGCAGGTGCTAACAATGGTGGAGCAGCTCCTTTACCTGTGAGCGCACCTCCTCCAATATCACCACCTCCTGCTTATGTTCCACCACCTACTGTGCAAGATCCGCCCCCAAATATAGAACCAATAAATACATCTATATCAACAGGATTTGGTGGCAAGAAAGCACCACCACCTGCACCAGAACCAATGCTATAAGAGGCTAAAATGAAACACCTTACTCTACTTGTGCTTGCTGCAACACTATCCATTTTAACTCCCGCACATGCTGGTGGCGTACTTAAAGAAGTTTGTCACGGTAAAATAGATAAAGCAGGTAAACCAGTTATGGATAAAAAGACTGGTAAGCAAGCACAGGAGTGTAAGAAAATCAAGGTTCATAAAAAACTTGAAGTTGCTGAGCAACCTGCAAAAAAATAAATTATGGCAACTACAGCAGAACGACTTGGTATTGTCGAGACCAAGGTAATAAACTTAGACGAAAAAATAGACAATCTCAAGATTGATGTCAAGGATATGCATGACTGCCTTGATAAAACTCGTGATACACTTTCAGGTCAGTTGGACAAGATGTATGAAGCATCCTGTGAACAACATGCTGCTCTTGGTAAAGAATTGAGAGAGCTTAAAAAAGATCGCGATCGTTTTGTGTTTACATTGGCTGGTATTGTTGCAGCTCTTGGTCTATTATCTGGTCATGCAGACAAAATATTAAAATTATTCGGTTGACTTTTTAACCGCCTTCCTTGACAATCGGGATGTTGAGGAAATATAACATGCAATGGATTGAAGAAAAATATATTGGCGGTATGGCCGCGCGGCTGAATATGTTTCGGCGTGTTGAGAGTGGTTACAACTTTAGGTGTTTTGTTTGTGGTGACTCGCAAAAAAGCAGAACGAAGGCTCGAGGATTTTTGTTACAGAAAGCTGGTAAGTTTAGCTATTACTGCCATAACTGTAATGTTAGCATGTCTTTCAGCAGGTTTCTTGAAACGGTAGATCCAGCTGCCTACCAAGATTACGTTCGCGAACACTATACAGAGAAGACATCATCCTATAATACAGAACGTATTGTCGAACCACCACCAGACATGGCTCGGTTCATCACTCCTAAATTCATTAAATACACAGCTCTAGCTGAGCTAAAAAAGATTTCACAACTAGATCTTGATCATCCAGCCAGACGGTATGTTGTTAACCGTCAAATTCCTCCTAACTATCATTCTAAACTGTTCTTTGCACCTAAGTTCAAAGCATTTACAAATTCACTAAAGCCTGATAAGTTTGATCTATCAAAGAAAGATGAACCAAGACTAATCATTCCTTTTGTTGACAAGGGTGGTAATCTGTTTGGTTTTCAAGGACGTTCATTCTTTAATACAGAACCTCGTTACATTACGATTATCCTTGATGATACAAAACCAAAAGTTTACGGACTAGAAAGTGTAAACTTGCAAAACACAGTATATGTGGTAGAAGGACCAATTGACTCGATGTTCCTTGAAAATAGCCTTGCTATGGCTGGTTCTCATCTTGATAAAACAGCTGTCGATGTTGGACTAAAGGTTGACACGACAACTATTGTATATGACAATGAGTGTCGTAATAAAAACATTGTAAACTCTATTGATAAAGTGATAGATTTAGGGTATAGTGTTTGCATATGGCCAGACAATTTAGAGCACAAGGACATTAATGATATGATTCGTGGTGGAATGTCTTCAAAAACAATTAAGCAACTAATTGATCAACATACATACAGGGGCCTATCAGCAAAGATGAGATTAACACAATGGAAGAGAGTTTGAGATGACTACATTTTTAAGTGAGTATTATGACATTAAACATGATGCCCGCAAAGCAATAGTTTTGGTTACAGATGAAGGTTATTGGGTTGAGTTGTGGGAGCATGGAAAATTGGTTGAAACACGTGATTTGCGTGCAAAATCGTTGCGATATGCAGAAGATTGTGCTGAAAATTGGGTTGAGGGTATTATAAAATGAAAGTTAGGCTAGTTAGTCACTCAAAACCATCGAGGGAGTTTTACAGTGAAGGTCTCTGCGATACCCAGGAACTTGTTGCATACTGTGCGCGTGTCTCCAACCCATCAAACCAACTCAACGCTGGAACATCAGAGAAGCTCATCAAGTACCTTATTAAACACCAGCACTGGAGCCCACTTGAAATGGTCTCAGCGTGTCTTGAAATCGAAACCACCAGAGATATTGCCCGACAAATACTCAGACACAGAAGTTTCTCTTTCCAGGAGTTTAGCCAACGCTACGCGAATCCAACGAAAGATCTCAGCTTTGTATGTCGAGACGCACGTCTCCAAGACCCAGCTAATCGACAAAATAGCATAGAAACAGATGATAAACTGCTCCAGCGTCGATGGGAAGAAAAACAAAGACGTGTGATTGAAGTTGCTAAAGACACATACAACTGGGCAATTGAACATGGAATTGCAAAAGAACAAGCACGTGTTATATTACCAGAAGGTCTAACAGTATCACGTCTTTATATGAATGGCACACTGCGTTCTTGGATACACTATATAAGCACCAGGACAGCAAACGGCACACAAAAAGAACATATGGAAATTGCCAAAACATGCGCCCTTGTCATTGCAGAAATCTTCCCACTTACAACAGAATTCGTTTCAGAATAAAAATAATTGGAGTTATTAATGGTAGAAAAATATCTTGATCTTGACATAGACTTATCGCGGGACGGTCTATTTGATCAACTAGGAATCAAGCGACTGCAAGAGTCGTATATGAAAGAAGATGAAACAAGCCCTCAACAACGATTTGCGTTCGTATCAAAACAATTTGGAACCAGTAGAGACCATGCACAACGACTTTATGACTATAGTAGCAAACATTGGCTCAGCTATTCTACTCCTATTCTCTCTTTTGGCCGTAGCGCTAGGGGCCTTCCTATATCTTGTTTTTTACCTTACCTCCATGATAGCTCGGCTGGATTGGTGGACACGCTTTCGGAAGTAAATTGGCTGAGCATGCTTGGCGGAGGAGTTGGTCTTGGAATTGGTATTCGATCTTCTGATGATAAGTCTGTGGGTGTGCTACCCCATCTTCGCACTTATGATGCATCATCGCTCGCTTATAGACAGGGAAGGACTCGCCGGGGCTCTTACGCTGCATATCTTGATATCAGTCACCCTGACATTGCAATTTTTCTTGACATGAGAAAACCAACTGGTGATCCCAATATGCGCGCAATGAATTTGCACCATGGGATTAACATTCCAGATGCGTTCATGGAAATTATTGAACGATGCATGAAGGATCCCGATGCTGATGATAGTTGGGAGTTGAAAGATCCTCATAATGGTGAAGTCCGTGAGGTGGTTTCTGCTAAACTGTTATGGCAACAGATCCTCGATCTTCGTATGCATACTGGTGAACCATATTTGCATTTTATTGATACGAGTAATCGCATGATGCCTCAGTTCCAGAAAGATTTGGGACTAAGTATCAAACAAAGCAATTTGTGTTCAGAAATTATTTTACCAACCAACAAAGATCGTACTGCAGTATGTTGTTTGTCTTCTGTGAATTTGGAATATTATGATGCTTGGAAAAATCAACCACTTTTTCTTCGGGACATTGCGGAGATGCTCGATAACGTTCTTCAGTATTTCATTGATAATGCTCCTGACAGCATATCGAGAGCAAGATTTTCTGCTGAGCGTGAACGCAGTATTGGTGTTGGTGCTCTCGGTTTTCATGGGTATTTACAACAACACAACACCCCCTTCGAAGGGGCAATCGCAAAATCAATAAACAATGAAATTTTTAATCACATAAGAGATGAACTCGATGCAGCAAATTACGTTCTTGGAGGCATTAGAGGAGAAGCTCCAGATGCAATTGGTACTGGAAAAAGATTCTCACACACTATGGCTATTGCCCCTAATGCTAGTAGCTCAATTATTATGGGTAATACTTCTCCCTCTATCGAGCCTTTTCGTGCTAACGCATATCGTCAGGACACTCTTTCAGGTTCTTTCTTAAACAAGAACAAGCACCTGGAGCGCGTGTTGCGTAACAAGATGCTAACTGATGATGAGATTCAAGAAATCTGGTCAAGCATTATGGCTAATGATGGTTCGGTACAGCACCTTGAGTGCTTCGATGAGTGGGAAAAGGAAGTGTTTAAGACTTCGATGGAGATCGATCAACGCTGGATTATTGAACACGCTGCAGATCGTCAAAAATTTATTGATCAAGCTCAGTCGTTGAATGTATTCTTTAGACCAGATAGTAATGTTAAATATATTCATGCAATTCACTTTTTAGCTTGGAAGCTTGGCTTGAAAACGATGTACTACTGCCGCAGTGAGAAACTAGCTAAAGCTGATAAGGTATCAAAGAAAATTGAACGTATTGTCATGCAGGAAATCGATTTAAAATCTATTGCTGACGGAGATGTTTGTTTAGCTTGCGAGGGATAAAATGGCAACGAGAACAATTTATGGATGTGGTAATAAAATGGTTACCACAACCACAAAAACAAAAAGTGGTGTTGTTAAGAAAAAAAACAAAAATTATTAGCAGTGTTAAACCACGAAAACCAAAGAAACCAAAATGAGATTACTTAAATTCGAAGCCCCTTGGTGTACAAAATGTAAGCAAGTAAGTGCTGTACTTGAGACAATGACGTTGCCATTTCCAATTGAAAAAATAGACATAGACAAGAACAGGGATGCAGCGCTGTTCTATGGAATACGCGGAATTCCTCATATGATTCTACTCGATGAGAACGACAACATTATTAAACGTATTGGTGGAGTTCTAACAAAAGAACAATTAACAGAGGAACTTTTATGAAAAAATTATTAATTATTTTAGCTTTACTACCAACACTAACCTTAGCGCAGCCAAAAGAAAAGCAAGGTATCACATACGGTGCTGTTATTACACGTGTAATTGATGGTGATACGGTTGCGTTTCAAGCAAACTGGTTACCTGAACCACTGAAGAAAGAGCTGTCAATTCGTGTGTATGGTGTTGATACACCAGAAAAAAGTTTTAGAGCAAAATGTCCTGAAGAAGATGCAAGAGGACAGGCAGCTACTAGTTTTACAAAAAATATGATTAACAAAAGTCAGCATAGACAAATTGTCTTAATGGATTGGGACAAGTATGGTGGTCGTGTTCTTGGAGATGTTATCCTTGACGGACAAAGTTTACGTGCAGCACTTATTCAAAACGGATTTGCACGTGAGTATTATGGCGAAGCAAAACAAAGTTGGTGTAACAAATGAACGCAACAAGAAAAAAACTAAGACTAACAGAAGAACGTAATTACTTTAAACCTTTTAGCTATCCATGGGCATATGATGCATGGCTGAAGCACGAACAAAGCCATTGGCTCCACACGGAGGTACCAATGCTTGAGGATGTGAAAGATTGGAAGTCAAAACTAAACAATCAAGAGAAGCAATTCCTCACTAACATTCTCAGATTCTTTACTCAAGGCGACATTGATGTTGCTGGCGGTTACGTTAATAATTACCTACCTTATTTTCCACAACCTGAAATACGGATGATGTTGTTGGGATTTGGAGCAAGAGAAGCACTCCATGTTGCAGCATATAGCCATTTGATTGAGACTCTTGGAATGCCAGAGTCAACATACAACGAGTTTTTTGAGTATCAGGAGATGAGAGATAAGCATGATTATTTTCTTTCTCTATCAGGGCAAGACTCCAAAACAATAGCACAACAGATTGCTGCGTTTAGTGCGTTTACTGAAGGTATGCAACTGTTTAGCTCATTTATTATGTTGTTAAACTTTCCTCGCCATGGAAAGATGAAAGGTATGGGTCAAATCATCACATGGTCAATTGTTGATGAGACAATGCATGCCGAATCAATGATCAAATTATTCCGCACATTTATTGAAGAGAATAAAGACATATGGAACGATCAGCTTAAAGGTGAGATCTATAGTATTGCTGAAAAAATGGTTCAACTCGAGGATAAATTTATTGATCTTGCATTCCAAATTGGTCCTATGGAAGGACTAACAAGTGAGGATGTAAAGAAATATATTCGCTACATTGCTGACCGCAGATTGATTAGTCTTGGTCTTAAAGGTATCAATAAAATTAAAAAGAATCCTTTGCCTTGGGTTGAAGAAATGATTAATGCTCCAACACATACAAACTTCTTTGAGAATAGATCTACTGATTACTCCAAAGGTGCTACAACAGGTACATGGGACGATGTTTGGGGTAAGGCTGCTTAACACCAGTCCCGCAAAAAAATAAACCTACATACAACAGCAATTGGAGCTTTTCCAATTATTTTTTTGTATAGTTGTGTAGGAGTATTTGATGATCGAACAAGAAAAAGAACCGCACGTTTGTTACAGTTGTGATGAGGAATTCATTGTACAAACGTCATACGAAACAGAAGCAGTTGTTGAGTTTTGCCCATTTTGCGGAAGTGATGTAGAAGTAGACTCGGATGACCTACTTTTTGATGAAGAAGCTGATGATCCCGATGGATATTTGGGTGAAGATGATTAATGGTGTGGTTTTATAATGGTGAAGTGTTCGACCAACCATCTGACGAACACTATGGTTTTGTATACAAAATTACTAACCTACAAAACAATAAATCATACATCGGCAAGAAGCTGTTCTGGTTTAAAAAGACCAAGATCCTCAAAGGTAAGAAGAAACGTTACCTAGCTCCTTCCGATTGGAAAGATTATTATGGTAGCTCTGTTGCATTGAATAAAGATATTGAGCTGATTGGCGCTGACCAATTTAAACGTGAGATCATTATGATGTGTAAGAACAAAGGCGAATGTTCATATTACGAGTCAAAAGCGCAGTTCGATTGTGCTGTTCTCCTTAATCCAGAAATGTATTACAATGATTGGATCATTTGTAGAGTACACAGGAAACATATTTTATGAAACAACAAAGACCCGTATTTGTAGTGAAACCAGGATTCACTGTTGTTAACCATTTGATCAATGAAGCTGTTACGGGCGATTTGATCAATGAAGAAGAGATTGAAGGCAAGAAGTTTTATGTCATGCGAATCAACGGTCGTGTGCTAAAACTAGCTAAAGAGGCCTATGTGCCTAAAAAACATATACTGCACCGTTAACTAAATATTGTCTTCAGGGCTTTATATGGATAGAGGTAAATGTACGAACTTTCAATGGCTAATAATGCCAAAATTATTGTTGATTACTTAAAACAAGCAGGTGTTAATTCATCTGTAAAAATCTCACGCTATCAAACAAGCATACGAGCTGTTGAGGTTAATAGTTCAATTCCTGTCGAAGATCTTTTAAAATCAGTTAAAATTAAAGCAACTGCAACTGATCTAACAACAGAAGAAGAAAGAAACATTTCTGGTAGATACAAAGCTAAACTTATCACCCTTACGAGTAACATATTAAATTTAAATGCAGGTGATAAATTTTTTATCGTTAATACATTTTCCGAAAGAGGCACACTCAAATCAAAAGCATTGGCTCCTGAAAAGCTCAAACTAACAAATTCAAATTATAAATCTCTAGCTGAGTTTGATCGTGCTGTTGAATTGGGTATAGAGAGTTTAAAAGTTCAGGCAGATATTACAAGAGCAATGTCCATTCTTTATAATCAAGTCAAACAAAACAAAACTGAATTTACACCTGAGTTAACTATTTTGATGAAAAAAATTAGGCCAGGCGATATTCAGGTAATGGGTAAAGATTATGGTGAGGTCCTTTCATTGAGGTGGATACTTAATAAAACAAAAAATACAGTTATTTTTGGATTTTCCGAATCAATCCAAGCAGCTTTAATTGACTTTTTTGTTGTTTATAAACAAAAAAATGCCGAAGTACGTCAAGATTATTCGGCAAAATATGAAGAAGGCGGTGCTCCTTCAATAAAAAGTGTTGTTGGTAGTTTGGATGGTATATACAAATCCCCAAGCCCCAATCAAAAGAAAGCTATTGAGGTACTGAAGGCATTGGGCTCATCTGCAAAAATGAATTCATCTATGAGAATTCTTCAAGCAGCAGAGGCAGTCGACTTGGCGGGCAATAAGGAACTTAAAAAAATCTTAGGTGTTAAGCAGATAACAATTGAAGCAATTGCGGAAAAGGTTCGTTCAATTGCCAAAAAACATGAAAAACCCACTGAAAGAATAAGTGAGTTTCGGCAAACGTTTGCACCCTTTTATAATAAAATTAATAAAAAAGCCACTGATGATTCTTTAAAAGTTGTATTTGCATCAAAAAGTTATCCAAAATTTCACGCTCCTGTTGTATCCCCTTTTGGGTATCGATTAGTCGAGTATCTCAATACAACACCAATATACCAAGAACTTCTAAACAGCGCATCACAACAATCTTCAGTGTCACAAGTGTATCTCAATTTGAAATATGGTAAACTAGATTTCGAGGAAAAAACCTTTAAAGGTGGTACATTTAAGTTTGAGTATGGGTCTAACGCAAAAGATTCCGACAACACCGGAATTAAATTTTCTATGATACGGAAAAAATAAAGACCCTGTTGACTCTCTATATTAATCTATGTTATACTATGTGTATAACGAAAGTTATGCTTTTCAATTAATTATGAAGGAATTTAAAATGACTACTTTGACTCAAAAACAAAAATTGCGTATTGCTTTCTTTGGCGGTGCTGAGCTAACCTCTAAACAAATTCGTGCACGATACAAAATTGCATCACCTACCAAGGTAATCAGCAATTTGCGTATGCAAGATGGTGTGCCGATCTATGCTAACAAGCATGTCGACACTAAGGGTCGTGAGACCACAAAGTTCCGTTTGGGTACACCAAGCCGCGCTGTTATTGCAGCTGGGTACCGTGCTATGGCACTAGGCCTTGCCTAATCTAAACGGTTAGTGTAAGATGGGGACTTCGGTCCCCTTTTTTTATGTAGAGTGCATAGGAAACACATTTTATGAGACAGCAACGTAACGTCTTTGTGACAAAACCAAATTATACATTGTATAACCATCTGAATAACGAATCGTTAACAGGTGACCTTATCAATGAGGATGAGATTGAGGGTAAGAAGTTTTATGTTATGCGAATCAATGGTCGCGTACTCAAACTTGCAAAAGATTCTTATTCTCCAAAAAAATTACTGTTGAACCGTTGACATCCGTTGACGTTCATGGTATAGTGTGAAAGTACAGTATAACTGTATTTGTTTTATTTTTAATATGAAGGAAATTTAGATGACTCTAACTCAAAAAGACAAACTGCGCAAGGCTTTTTTCAACGGTGCACAACTGACCAGCAAACAAATCCGTGCTCAGTTCAAAATTGCTTCTCCTACAAAGGTTGTAAGTAATCTGCGTCAGCAAGATGGACTACCAATCTACGCCAACAAGCATGTTGATACCAAAGGTCGCAAGACCACAAAGTTCCGTTTGGGAACTCCTAGCCGTGCAGTTATTGCTGCTGGCTACCGTGCACTATCAATGGGTCTGTAATCGTTGTGAATGTGTAAAGAAGGGGCCTGTGTGCCCCTTTTTGTTATGGAGAATAATATGCTAAACAAACCTTACTACAAAATAGCTTCTGAAGAAGAACGCGCTGCTTTCCGCAACTGGCTTAAAGATATACTCCATCAAATGGATGTTGTCGAAGTGACGTTTACAAAGAAAGATGGGACCAACCGTGTAATGAATTGCACGTTAAAAGAAGGAATTGTTATTCCCCACGTAAAGACAACTGACCGTGAGAAGAAAGCTAATGTTGAAATGTGTCCTGTCTGGGATATAGATAAAAATGAGTGGAGATCATTTACATACGAATCTATCACGGAAATTAAATTTGATACGGTATGAGGTAACAATGGACAGAAATATATTTGAAACAATAAGAGGATTTACATGCTCCGCATTTGACTTGCTGCATGCTGGTCACATTCTTATGCTTGAAGAGGCAAAGACAAAATGCGACCATCTAACTGTTGGGCTGCAAAACGATCCTTCATATGATCGTCCAACGACAAAAAATAAACCCATCCAATCATTAGTTGAAAGATATATTCAACTAAAGGGTGTTAAATATGTTGATGAGATTATTGTTTATAACACTGAGAAAGATCTCGAGGATCTTTTGTTATGCCTCCCATTAAACATTCGTTTTGTTGGTGAGGAATACAAACATCAAGGGTTAACAGGTCGTACTATTTGTGACAAACGCGGTATTGAGATTTACTACAACAAACGTGAACATTCTTTTAGTACTACAGAGCTTCGCAATAGATTAAGTACAATTGTCCCGATGAACAAGGGACACAACGAACCTCCACCACAAGGGCAAGGGTATTAATATGAACGTGTTAGTAACAGGATCACACGGATACATTGGCTCTGTTCTTTGTAAGGAGTTGACGGAGACTGGATACACAGTTTATGCTTGTGATAATAAGCAAGTGCTGGGTGGTGATTTTAGATTCCTTAAATGCGTTTATAAAGAATCTTTCGAGGATGACAGAATCATACAAATGATTCTCAATAACAATATTCAAACAATCTTTCACCTCGCAGCTAGTAGTTTACTTGGTCCCAGTGCTACTGATCCTCTTTTGTACTACTGGAATAATACAGCAAAAACAATTACATTCCTTCACAAACTAGCAAGCGTGGGCTGGAAAGGCCACATTATCTTCTCTAGCACAGCAGCTGTGTATGGTGATCAACCTGATCCTGTAACAGAGACAAGTCCACTCAATCCATGCAACCATTATGGTAAGAGCAAGCTAATGTGTGAGCATGCGTTGTCGATAGCTAAAATGTATGGGATAAAGACAACAATATTCCGTTATTTTAATGTTGCAGGAGCCTTCGATGATATTGGACAAGATTCAGGAGAACCGCATATTATTTCAAGGATATGTAATGCAGCGCGTCCGTTTTTTAATGTTGAAGCTCGTGTTGATGCCCCTCTTACTATTTTTGGTAACGATTATCCCACTTTTGATGGTACTTGCATTCGCGACTATCTTCATGTACGTGATGTATGTCGTGCGCAAATTCATGCAATGGACAGTAATGTTGTGGGAACATACAACCTGGGAACGTTTGAAGGAACGTCGACGCGAACATTGGTAGAGTTGTTTAAAGAAGTTAATCACGTTAGAGTGCCGTTGGTGTATGGTGCAAGACGTGAGGGTGATCCAGCTTTCCTTGTAGCTGATCCTAAGAGGTTTGTTGATACTGGGTTCAAATACATGTATAGTAACATACCATACATACTAACATCAGCATGGCATTATTATAAAGGAAAATATAATGGGTTTTGAAGTGAATGAGATTTCCGCTAACTCAAAAGGCGGAACAGAGTTAATGCGTATGGGTCTTGAGGAAAGACTCGATCCTGAGCTGTTAGATAATTTTCAAATTATCTGCTCTCGTGTTCGTCAGATCGAAGAAGATAAAATTCGTGTATATTGGTTGCACGACTTACCAGAAGACCCTGAAACAAATCACCTAAAACAATCCTCAAGTAGAGATCGATTTCACAAAATGGTGTTCTGTGGAAACTGGCAATATACCCGTTACCGTGATTACCTAGGTGTTCCCCACAACGACTCTTGTATGGTGCTAGAAACGGCTATTACACCATTTGCAGTGGAAGAATTAATCAAGCCAAAGGAAACAATTCGTTTAGCTTACACATCAACACCACAACGTGGTTTGGAGTTACTTGTTCCTGTGTTTATTGAACTGTGTAAGAAACACGATAACATTGAACTAGATGTGTTCTCCAGCTTTAACATCTACGGTTGGAGTGAGTCAGATAAGCCTTTTGAGAAGCTTTTTGATATGTGTCGTGATCATCCAAAGATTCACTACCATGGTGCTCAACCAAACGATGTTGTTCGTGACGCATTAAAGCAAACACATATCCTTGCCTACCCATCTATCTGGATGGAATGTAATAGCCGGAGTGTCATTGAAGCAATGAGTGCTGGTGCACTATGTGTACATCCCAACCTTGCTGGTCTTCCTGATACCTCTGGTGGAATGAACTTTATGTATCAATGGAACGATGATAAAGTAAAGCATGCAAATATATTTTATCAGATGCTTGACAACGCGATTCAAACCGTCCATCAAGAAGCGTTGCAAGACTACTTAAAACTTGTAAAGATCTATGCGGATTCACGTTACAGTTGGACGAAGGTAGCATCACAGTGGAACGATTTGTTAGAAGGTTTAAACAAACAATACCCAACAGCTGAATCACGCAAACTACCAGGACTGATGTTTAACTATAAGGTTGGTTGATGATTGTTACAAAGACACCTCTACGTGTAAGTTTCTTCGGTGGTGGAAGTGATATAGAGGCATTTTATAGTCAGCATGGTGGTGCTGTACTCACCTCCACCATTGACAAGTACATAAGGTTAGCTGTTCAGCGTGTTGCTCGCCAGCACATTAAAGTAATGTACTCTAACGTTGAAAGAGTGCATAATGTTGAGAATGTGAAGCACGATAGAGTGCGTGAAAGTTTAAAGATATTAGGCATCCATAGCAACATCGAGATTGCTTCGTTTGCTGATATTCCAACAAAAGGAACAGGGCTAGGCTCTAGTTCTACATTTACTGTTGGTTTGTTACAAGCATTATCGGCCTACATTGGACTACCACGTGGTAGATATGACCTTGCTGAGCTTGCATGTGAGATTGAAATAGGAAAATGTGGTCAACAAATTGGTAAGCAAGACCAATATGCATCAACGTTTGGCGGGTTCAATTACATTACGTTCAATAGTAGCGGTATTGAGGTCATACCACTCAACATTAAGGATGGAGTTGTTGAACGTCTTTGTGATAACTTAATGTGTTTCTATACTGGCCAGACAAGAAATGCAACAGACATCCTTACTGATCAGGTAGGTAAGCTACAAAGGTCAGAAAAAGATACAGTGTTCCTAACAAAGGAGCTTGTTGATATTGCAAGGACAGCAACTGTAGAGATGCAAGCAGGCCGGCTTGACAATGTAGGACACTTGCTTGATGATGGATGGAGAATTAAGAAGAAGTTATCATCTGGAATTTCAAATCCTATGATAGATCAAATGTATGAAGATGCAAGGAATGCTGGTGCTCTTGGTGGTAAGATCCTTGGAGCAGGTGGTGGTGGGTATATGTTACTATATGTTCCACCTAAATACCAGACAGCAGTAGCTAA